CTCCAGCGCCCGGCAGCCGCGACACAGCTCGTTCTCGGCCTCGTAAGCGTTCAGGTCGTCCGCCCATTCATCGGGCCGGGTGCTGCACCCCGGGCAGGTCTGCCGCTCGTGGACGAGCGTCCAGATGGCCTTGTCGCGGTCGTCCTGCGACCAGGCCAGGAACTCCGAGTGCGGGATGCGGTAGTGGTGGCAGACCTGCAACTCGGTGGCGAGCTGGGGATCGTGCTTCAGCCTTTTGGGATCAGGCCATCCGAATACCGGGCGTTGACGTCGAAGGCTTTGAGCTCCAGTGCCCGGCGCTCCCCGTTGGAGAGCTGGGGGATGATCTCGTTCGTCCACTGCTTGGCGGTCAGCTCGCCCTGGACGCAGAGCAAGAACAGCGGCAGCACGAGGGTTTCGAGGTTGAACGCCTCGTCCTTGCCCTCCCGCTTGGGGTGCTGGGCCACCAGCGCCTCGAACTCGTCCGGCGGCAACGCCTGGATGGTCACCGGCTCGTAGCAGGCGGCCAGGGCGGCGTTCGCCCGGTCCAGCTCGGCCTGCGCCGTGTTGACCCACTCGGTGGCCTGCTCATCGATCCGCATACTGGCGATCGACAGGCGCTCGCGAGCCGCCTCGGCTGCCTCCTTCGCCGCCCGCTCCACGTCCGGCTCGACACCGCGCAGGTAGTGGACGACGGTCGGGCGCTTGCGGTTCAGCAGACGGCTCAGCCCGGCAGGTGCGGGCGGTGCGGCCTTGATCGAGTCATCGGCAGTGCTCATCGGACTACCGCCTCGTACGTCGCGGCGAAGATGTCCGGCTTGCAGGGGTACAGCTCGCCCTTGACGCCCTGAATGATCCAGTCGCCGCGCTGGCCGGTCATCGTGCCCTCGGGGGTCTTGATCTCCACGCGGTCCACGAGGAACAGGACGTCTACCCGCTCGTAGCCGTCGGCGAGCCAGGTGGGCAGTTCCTTCCACGCGTTGCTGGCGGCGTGCAGCGCGTCGGCCACACGGACGGCCTCGATCTCAACGGGCTTCTTACGGAAGGTGGGCATGGGCATGTCCTTACTAATTGGGGTGGATAGGGCCCGGCCTGCCCCGCCATCCACCCCAGGGGCGTGGCAGGCCGGGAGTCAGAGGTTGTGGCGGGCGGCGACCTCGGCAACGGTCTTGCCGAGCTCCTCGGAGACGTCCTTGCCGTGCGCGTCGATCGCCGGTTTGAAGAACGGGCGGGCCCGGTGCGGATACCAGTGCTCCCGGTCACCGAACAGCGGGGCGCGGAAGATCCCGTTGACGCCCTGGTTTTCGTAGACGCGGGCGTGCGGGGCCTGGCGGGCGTTGACGACGATGCTCACCCCGGCGTTGCCGCCGGTCAGCTTGGAGGTGAGCTTCGTCGCCGGAGGGATGCGGCTCGACCAGGACGCGTTGCGGTGCATCGCGTCGAGCATCGGCTGAGCGCCCTTCTTGAGCGCCGGGCGCAGCTCCCGGCGTAGATCCGGCGGGAGCTGGCCGAGGTCCTCGATGAGCGCCCGCAACTGGTCGCGGCCGGTGGACATCAGGTGGTCGCGCGCGCCCAGGTGCCCGAGGTGGGCAAGCTGATCGACGTGACGGCCAGGTCACCGACACCGCCACCCAGCGGGCTGTACTTCTCCAGCAGCGCCGACCCGGAGTACTCGGGGTTCGTCGCGGAGACCGAACTGGACGTCGGGCGCACCTTCACGGTGAACGGAACCCCGGCGATGAACAACGGCCACAAGGTCGCGTCCACGTTGCTCGCGGCGAACGACTGGAGCAGGTCGAGGCCGACCGTGCCGTCCAGCAGCCCACCGGTCCTGCTCTTCCAGCCGCCACCGCCGAACGCAGTGGTCTCCAGCGCCTCGATCGTGGTGTCCAGCGTGACCTTCTGCGTGAAGGTGCTGAACACCACCGAGTTCACCTCAATGCGCGCGTCGATCAGGGAAAAGGCCACGGGTGTCTCCTCACACGAAAAAGGCCACCCGCGGGCGGCCGGACATTACGGAAGGGTCGGGTTACTGGATGCCGATCGCGGCGGCCAGGTTGAACGTGCCGGTGATCGCCGTGGCGTTCAGCCGCCAGTAGGTATCGGTCTTCGCTCCGGCCACCCGGGCCATCCAGATGCCGCCGGTCGTGGTCAGAGGGCCGATCGTCAGCACGTCCGTGGCAGAGGTGAAGCCGCTGTTGTCGTCGGACTGGAGCTTGATCGTGACGGTCGTGCCGGCCGTGAAGATATGGATGGCCGCGTACACGTACTGCGTCGAGCTGACCGTCCCGAGGTACAGGGCACTGCCGAGCGCACCGGTGGCACTGACCGAGCCCCGGGCCTTGGCGACCTGCCCGCGCACCATGCCCGCCGAGTTACTGCCCGACAGGTCGAGCGCGTACGGCGTCAGATCACCGACGCTGCCGAAGGTGCTGTATTTGAACTTGGCGCACTGGCACATGTACGCCACCGACCCGGCCAGCCCATCGGGGCTGACCGTCACCGCCCGGTCAACGGTGCCCAGGTCGCTGAAGCCCTCGCTGTCGGCGGTGCTCGACCAGAAGCCCTCGAAGTGGCCGGTCACATCCATCAGGCACGCGTTCCGCGCCTTCCACCCGCCGCTGCCGAACGTGGTGGACTCCTGGAGGTCACGCGTCACGTCGGCCGACATCTTGTTCGTATCGGTGGTGAAGTCGTAACCACCGACCCACCCCGTGGCGTTGAGGAGCGCGAAAGACATGTCACTCCTCCGGGGGTGCGGTCCAGCCGAGCTTCAGCAGCAGCTCGCGCGTCGCGTCGGGGATGTATGCGGCGACTCCTTCGACCTCATGAGAAGACGCGTCGAGCACGAGGACGTCGAGCTCTACTCGCGGGACGGAGTCCACGGACATGGCGAGGTTCAGCCCGCGCACCGCGTTGCTGATGTCGGTTCCGTCGAGCTCGATCTTCGCGACGACGGGGCCGCCAGTGATCCGGAGCTGGCTCACTTCTTGGCGCCCTTGTCGAGCTCGATCTTCGGGGCCTTGTCCTCCAGCGGGGCGATGTGGCCCGCCGCGATCAGCGGCTGAATAGCCACCCCGGGGACCTCCTGAACCTCGCCCGTGACGAACCGGCGCGTGTACGGTTCAGGGTCCAGGTTCACGATCCCGCCCGGCGAGACGTCCTCGCCGGTCTTGCTGTCCACGATGTCGCAGCGCCCGACCACGCGGAACTGCTGGTAGGTCCTGTCATCCGCCATGTTCTGCTCCTTAATCCAGGTCAAGGGTCGAGAGGATGGTGACCCGGTAGCTCAGGATCGCCATCACCGAGTCGTCGTTCTCCGCGTGGTCGAGGTTGCCGCCCACGACCTGGCCGAGCTTCACACCGGGCAGCCCGCCCAGCGTCGTGGTGAACGCCACGTACTCCTCCAGCACGGTGCCGAGATCGACCGCACGGGCCTCAGCCGCCTCCGGCTCGGCCCCCATTGCGGTCACGGCGATGTGCAGGTCGAGGGTCATGTCCTCACGGCGAGGCACCCGGCCACCGGCGGCCATCGCCAGAACTTTGGTGTCCCACGCCATGCGGCCGCCGTAAATGACCTCCCGCTCGGCACGTTCACCGGGCCAGGAGTACGCCACTTGCACGCCGTCCGCACCGAGGCCAGCCGCACTCTGCAACGCAGTGATCAGAGCCCGCTTGACGGCAACGGCGTTGGTGCCGCTCACCGTCGCCCGCCGTGGAACAGGCTGCCGAACTGCGGGTCATAGTTGAGCTGGCGGGACGCAGGCACCTGCCGCCCCGTCGTGCCCGTACCCGCACCAGACCGGCGGGAGTAACGGGCGTACACCGCGTCGATCTCCGGCCTGCCGGTCTTCCACGCACCCGGCAGGTCCAGCCGGTACGTCCCGCCGTCCGCCACGGTGAACGAGCTGGCGTTCGAGGGGATGTTCGTCTTGCCGAGGTTCAGGCGGGTACGGAACCGGGTCAGGGTCGCCCGCACCAGCTCGGCCGGCGGAGCGTCCAGCCCGTACTCCAGCTCCACGATGACGTTCGCGAAGCCCTCGGCGAAGATCCGGCCGTCCAGCCGGCGCAACGTCCCGTCCTCGGAGACCCGCAACGCCGCCAGCTCGGAAGCCGAGAACGACGTGAACGTGCCATCGGCCCGCGGCGCCATCTTCACGCTGCGGATCGAGCGGACGTGCGCGACCGTGCGCTCCGGGTCCGGGTGCCGCAGCACCAGATCCGGCTGGCCGGTGCCGTCCAGCACCGTCCGCAGATACCGGGGGACGAAGGCGCGGTCGCAGATCAGCTCGCACTCCTCCTCCGTCTCCAGCCGGGCCAGCTCGAGGTCGGCCGTCGAGTACTTGGACTCGTCCGACAGGCTCGCGTCGCTCGAGCGACCCTGCACGAGGCCGAAGAAGAAGCCGCCCACGATCTCGACCTCGTCGGCCTGCGTGACCGCCGAGCCCGCGATCGTGGCCGACCAGGCAGCCGACAACCGCGCCAGCGCCGACTGCCCGGGCAACGGGTACGCGTAGGTGCCCAGCGCGGTACGCGTCGCGTTACCCGAGGACACCGAGGCGCCCAGCGCGTCCGTGACCGCAACCGCGACCGAGCCGGTGGCATCAGTCAGCGTCTCGCCCACCTCGAAGGCGTGCGCCAGCGTGGCCGGTGAGGTGAGCGCCACCCGGGTTTTCGTCACCTCAGCCGACCCTCACATGACCCTGCACCGCGGCGGACGCCGAGATGTAGATGCCCGTCGTGCAGCGCACCCCGTCCGCGACGTCGGCCGACATCGAGCCCTTCGCGGCCAGGGTGAACTGCGCCAGGATCGTCCCGGCCGCCGTGGTCCCGTCGTAGATCACGACGTCGGCGCCGGCGGTCGAGGCGATCCAGAAACCCCGGTACGTGCACGCACCGTTGTTCACGATCGCCGTCACCGTGACGGGCAGCGCCGAGGACTGCGCAGCCATCAGACGCCGGTCAGCCGGTAGGTGATGACCAGCAGGCCGTCCGGGATCACCAGGCCCGTACCGCCGTGGGTCTTCACGACCTCGATGTTGTCGCCCGCACCGACCAGCAGGTTCGCGGCCGTGCCCGACAGGGTCATGGCCTCCGGAGTGGAGGCGGCGCTGTTCGTCGCGATCCACGACCGGGTCGCCATGCTGGTGGACCCGGCGCCGGCCACCTTGTTGGTCAGGGTGTAGACGCTGTAGTTCGTGCCGTCCGCCGTGATCGCCGCCGACGGGATGAACTTCGCGCCCGTGACGACCGCCTTCGCGAGCGGCGCCCAGACCGGCCAGTTGTCGTCGGTGCCGAGCGTGGCCTGCGCGGGCACGTACGCCTGGTGGACGAGGTCGCCACCGAGTTCCTTAAACTGCATGTCCCCTCCTTGGGGGTCGGGTCCGGGCGCCCGCATTTCGGGCGCCCGGAGAACGATCAGGTCAGAGGGTGTTGCGGTAGAACCCGCGGTGGTCCAGGACCGTGCCGCTGTACATGTGGCGGATCTTGTAGGTGACCTTGTCGGCGTTGAACATGCTGCCCACCGTGGGGTCGGCCTGCGTGAACATCTCCGGGTCCTGCCGGCCGCCGTAGAAGCCCATCTCGATCGTGGGCACACGGCTCGGGTCGGCGACCGTGAACCAGTCGTTGGTGTCGCTGTAGTAGTCCACGACGATCGGCTGAGACATCCGCGCGTGGATGTTCGGGATGTCCGAAGCCGCACCCGCCGGGGCACCCGACGGCAGCGCGACCGCCGAAGTCGCGAGCTGCCACGCCAGCTCCTCCAGCGCCGAAGGCACCACGAGGGTCTGCGGGACGATCGACAGGATGTCCTTGGAGTCCCCGTACGCCGCCTGCTGCCGCATCGCCGTGCGCACCGCCGACAGCGCCGACTGCGACAGCGCCGAGGTGCCGGTGTTGGCGTGGTTGGTGTGGAACAACGCCGTCGAGTCGTAGGAGACCGCCGCGTTGGTGACGAAGATGTCGAACACGAACCGGAACAGGGTCTGGGCCGCGGCGAGACCGAGCTTGCGCGGGATGTTACTGATCGCCCGCACGTCGTCGTTGGCGATCATCTCGAAGGTGATGTCCTCCGTCCCGCCGCGCTTGGTGATCGCGTAGGTGACTTCCTCGTTGGTCGCCGAGGTGAGCGGCTGATACGGCTGCCCCTGGTTGACCGCGGGGAGCGTGCCGTAGCCGCCGACTCGGTCGATGCGCTGGGTCCGGAAGTCACTGATGGGCACGATCGAGCTGACGATCTGCCGCCAGAGCCCCAGGTCCGGCCGCGAGTACTCGCTGATCATCCGCCGGGTGATGGAGTCGCCGAGCACCAGGTTCCAGGTGCCCGAGTCCATGGACTCCCGCAGGTGCAGGACCCCCTCCTGCGAGCGCAGGCGGTCCCCGGAGTCGTAGGAGCTGACGCACTCGCGCATCATCAGCTTGTTGGCGTCCTCGTCCCAGCTGCCCGGCCGGTAACCGGTGAAGTCCGCCCACGCCTGCCGGAAGGACCGGTAGCCCTCGGTGAAGTTCCCGGCGAAGAACGCGTCGAGCGCCTGGACCTTCTTGTCCTTGGCCTCCTGCGTGACCTGCACGCGGCCCGCGTCGGGGACGAGCCCGGCCCGTTCGAACACCGCGCTCATGTTCTTGAGGCTGGTGATCCGGCCGTCCACGTCGGACTCGGTGATCCGGTCGGGCAGCTCGGTCGTCAGCGACTCGACCACGGCCTCCGGCAGGCCGGCCGCCTTCACCTTCGCGGCGATCATCGCCTGAGCCATCCAGCCGGCCTTCGGGACCGCGATCGCCGTCGCCTCGATCACCTGCTCCACTTCCTCCTCAGCCTCGGTCGCGCGGGCCAGGCCGACCGCGGCCAGCTCCTCATCGGTTGCCTCGGCGAACACGCCAAGGATCTCCGCCTTCGTTGCGGGCACGTCGTCCTCCTCGTTCTCGGGCAGCGTGCCCGGATCCGTACCACCCGCGACCATGCGGGTGGCCTGGCCGCCGGCAGCCGGGTCGGCCACCAAGTCGGCACTGTTGACCTTCACGATCGCCGTGGCCTCCTGCATGCGGCGGCCCCCGGCGACGATCGGCTTGTACTTGGCCATGACGTCGTGCGAGACGCCCACCAAGGGAGTGAGGCCCGCGTCCTGCGCGGCCAGGGACGCGTCCAGCGCCTCGGCCGCGTGCGTGGCACTGGGCAGCAGGTGCAGGTCCGCGTACAGCCCGTCGCC